CTCGGAGGTTTACATTATTTAGCTCTTTAAAATACGGGTTAGTTGTAAGCCAACCAAAGAGAACCAAAGGCATTACCAAGTCATCGTGATAACCTTCGTCTGCTGCATATGAACCCTTAACCTCAATGAAAGTAGAGATCTCGGAGATCGTATCGGCATCGTTGACAATCAGCTTATTTTCTTCGACCATAGCTTTGAAGTTGTGACATCCAATGCGTTTGACCTTTTTATCAGTGTTAACACCCAGTTGAGTTTTACCTCCACCGAAGCCACCACCGATAACTTGACCATTTGTGTGTCGGTTCACCATTAGAATGTTCTCGTATTCGAGTTCACTATAAAGGATGTGCGCAACCTGTTCACTAATGTTCGTTTCAATTAAGATATAAGCCTCGTTGTATTCCTTACCAATCTTGTATAAAACGTTAGGATACAACAGCGGGCTAATCTCGTTATTTCTGTACTTACCAACAATACGGTAAGGCACTTCTGTGATGTCGATAATCTGGAAAGCCGAATGGTCTCCACCAACACCCTTAGCAACGTCAGCAATAATACAATATGTATGCCCAGCAGATGGACGTACGTAGATGTCTAGACCATCTTTCTGATAGATGATTGGATCTACAGACATTCTAGCGATAACATCGGCGTTAACCAGCGTTAAGCTAGAACCCAAGAACTTACAAGCAACCTCTTGGTTATACTTGAGTTCACCAAGCATGGCTTTCTGCTCAGCTGCCCATACTTCATCACGACCTGGAATTTCCCAATAAGGGATGAATAGAGGGACGAATCCGTTACGACCCTTCTCAGCATCATTCCAGAACTTCCAGAAGTGATTGTAACCGAGTGGCGTAGAAGATAGAAGAATCTTTGTTGTTTGACCCGCAGAAATAGTAGGATAAACAGATGTGAAGAACTGCTCAGCAACCGTGTTTGGAATAATCGCAGCTTCGTCAACGTACAATAAGTTTACAGACTTACCACGAATACCAGAGGCAGATGTTGCAGCAGTGAATACTTTAGAACCATTTTCTAGTTCAATATCACCCTTGTTCCAAGTAGTAACACCTTGCTGAAGCCACATTGGAAGAGCCTCGTACATGGTCTGATAACGATCCAAAACTTCACGAGCTGCAGTGGCTTTGTTAGCCAAGATAGCAACGTTCTTATTTGATTGGAATAAAGTGTACCAAAGAATGTAAGCAGCAGAAGTTGTCGTCTTACCCTGCTGACGACCTTCCATAAGAATAACACGACGGTTATTATGGATGACATTGATTTTGTTTTTCTGACAATCATATAGGGCGAACTTAATCAAGCCATGATCTAGAGAAACAATATAGCAATAATTTTCAATAAAGTAGATAGGGTCTTGGGAGCACTTGATATACTCTTGAACTTGTTCAGGTGTAAATTGTACCTGAACCCCAGCTGCCTTTAAGTTTGCGTTTGAGTTGTAATTTTCTGCCATTAAAAGTTGTTAGTCCAGTCTTCACTGGAAACTGTCGCCGTAGTTGTATCACCAGTTGCCGCATAAACCCTATTCGGATTGGCAAAGTTTTCGTTTTGTCCAACACCCGCATTAACTTGGGTGATAACGTTTCTATCAGAAACTGGACCATATAAATTCAACTTCATTTCAAAGTTCAATGTATGAGTTACGAATCGACGGTCTTGGAATGAACCATCATATTCATCATCTACTTGCACGCTATTTAAGATAATAGGAACATCGCTTTGAATGCCCATATCTGGAATAGTGTTAATTGTTAGGGTGTACTCTGGAGTAAACGTAGGCAGTATCTGCTCGATAATCTGCAAACCATCTTCTTGTGTTTTAGTTAAAATATACAAAGAAAGATCTAGAGTGTATGGAACTGGTGTATAAACAGTAGACTGATTATTTCCAGTGCCAGATTTAATTTGTTGCATACGATTAGTCTTGCGCTGGGCATCGTAGCGATAACCAGTGATTTCGAAAGACATTCGTGGTAGTGTAGTATATGTATTGTTCTCTAGGTTTGGGTCAGAGTCCAAGCGAACAATCCACTTTTCTTTTGGTGCATACGCCAGTGGAATCTGCAAACGCTGTGCAGTTGTGCCATTCACAGAGTCACCGACTTTACGGTCGATATAGATATCGCTGAACAAGCGTCCGAACGCAACAATGCTCTTGCGGATGATGCCGTGGTAGTATACGTTTCCGTTAAGCATTATTGTATCTCACCAAAAGGGTTTGAATCATCAAAGTTTAGAACCGTTGATGCTTCTTGTTTAAAACTGTTATTGTCGCCGAATGAATCTGACTTATCGATGTTAGCTTTAATCTCACAAATAGCTTCAGCGCCAGTACCGTCTCCGCTAATACTAATCAATGGAGGTGTCTGATACTTAGTCCCTGGATTATCGATGGTAATAGAAGTTATAACACCATTGGTGATAACTGGAGTTAATACCACTCCATAGCCAGAAGAACTCATAGTAGTGATAGAGGCAGTTGTGTATCCAGAGCCACCGTGCACAATTGTTGTTCCAATAACTTCTCCATGTGGGGTGCGAGTTGTATTTGTATTGAATGTCTTCAGTGATTCGAATGTATCGATAGCAGCAATGCCAGTGTCAATAGATTCAGAAGCATACTGGAACAATTCAACTTGTAGCTTATACACGTATAGCTTACCTAGTTGATAGAATGGATCTTGGTGTTGAACGAATTTAATCTCAAACAACCCTTTTGATAGAGGGAAATAAATTAAATCACCCTCATTCGGTCTGGTAGGAACTGTTGTTACACCATAACGTCCAACGAATTGTTCCCAACGACGACGAGCAACTACTAACGTTGCAGATTGTTCGACCATTAAACCAAACTTCTGGATAAATGCTCCCTGTCCACCGAAAGAATCTACATTCTCAAAGTACATCTCAATTGGAAACGCTGACTTAAATTCACTTAGACGGTCTTCTCCAAGGATGTTATCCTTTGAAACTAATGTTCTTGGAATGTACATAACCTCATTGCCGTACATGCGCAATGATTCGATGATTAGATCTTCTACAAGGTACTGCTCATTACGAGTACCATGAGAAAAATAAACATTAGTTGTTGTCATCTTAGCCCATCATAAAGTTGAGTGGAGCAGACTTGTTTTGCAATTCGTCTTCTAATTGTGCTATCTCAGTAGTGGCTTCAAGATATAACTTATCGCCATCCAGAGTCACACCGCCTGGAAGTTGGATACCAGTAAACTTCTTAATGTTGATAGCCCATTGCTTCTTAAATTGAGCAGTGACATATCGTTTCAACCACACTTCATTCCAGATCTTAGACCATTGTGCAGGATCCATCGCGCGATAGCACTTGATAATAATGTAATCACCAAATGCTACGTCAGTCTGCCAGTTGATATCAAGATACATGCGATCTTGTAGTCTGTTGAATCTGAAGTTATCTTTACCGTTAAGAGTCCAGTCTAGTAAGTCTAGATGCTGCATAACAGTAGTGTAGTAAATGATAGATGTAGACGTTAAGTCATACAAGTCGTTCAATCGTAACTGATACTGTAAGTCGAAGATGTTCTTAGAAGAAGATGCTTGACCAATAGACAGGACATCCGTAATACCATAAACATAGTCTGGAATATTGATGTAGCGATTATCATATTCACGTGGAGTGATAGAAACTGTAGTTGCAGTAGCTGTTGTTCCTTGAATAGCTTCACCAGCTTGGAAAGTGCCAACAATATTCTTTACTAGCAACAAAGTGCCAGTAGAAGTGCGTTGAGACTCACGTGTTACGGTAGCTTTAGCGCCAGATGTTGCTCCAGTGATATGTTCTTCGAGAGCAAACTGATCAGCAACAGGGGTAGTTAGAACAATCTCAGAAGCGCGAATCTGTTGCTTTAAGTAGATCTCTTCGATACCTTCGTAGTGATAAAGACGCCAGTAGTCTAGACACTCATCAATACGATCTTCTAGCTGATCATCGTCGACGTTAATTTCCAACACTGGAGCACCAAGTGCTCGCAGACAGTATTGTTTTAGACCTTCTCTAGATGTTGGAATAGCCATTTTATTTTCCTAGTTGTTGTTTTAGATCATCAACTTCAGCTTTTAGTTCTTGAACTGCTTTAATCAGAACAGAAACCATTTGCGGATAATTAACTGATTTCATACCTTCAGGATCTGTATGTACAAACTCAGGAATAATTTCCTCGACTTCTTGGGCGATCAAACCAATGTCGTGTTTTCCATCAATCTTTCTGTCGTATTCAACAGAGCGTAATTGAAGAACTGTGTCCAAACCATATTTAGAATCAACGATGTTGTCTTTAATTCTTATGTCAGACGCGATTTGGAATCCGTTCGCCATCATCTGAGCGCTGTTATATGTTGATACCCAACCAGCTTGAGTGGCGTAGATACCTACAGAATATGTGGCGCTATACCAGCCAGCATTACCGTTAGAACGGAACCAACCATCACTGCCGTTTGTGTATGCATCTTTACCTGTTAAGTAACCAGCAGAAATAGCAGTACCAGATGTAGATGATAGTGGCGTGAAACCAAGAGCGCCAGTAACGTCACCCGATGTTAATGTTACAGCGTTAGATCTACCATTGAACGATGTTACCATCGCATTACCAAGATAAGACCAAGCTACATCAGTTCCGTTTGTAGTTAGAACGTAACCAGCTTGACCAGCAGATTGTGATGGTAATAAGTTAGTACGAGCAGCCTGTGCAGTTGTAGCACCAGTACCACCAGAAGCGATTGGTAACGCAGCACCAAGTGTCAATGATGTATGGTAAGCAACGCCAGTATTTACAACGCCAAGAGTAGTTGTACCACTAACGTTTAAAGTGCTTGACAGAGTAGCAGCGCCAGTAACACCTAAAGTAGAACTCAAAATAGCAGCGCCAGTAACACCCAATGTTCCACCAACAGTTGTGTTAGAAGAAACTGCTAGAGTACTGCTTAGAGTAGCAGCGCCAGTAACACCCAATGTTCCACCAACAGTTGTGTTAGAAGAAACTGCTAGAGTACTGCTTAGAGTAGCAGCGCCAGTAACGCCTAGTGTGCTGCCTAGAGTAGTCGCGCCAGTAACACCCAATGTACCAGAGAATGTTGCATTACCTGTATAGCTAGAAGTACCAGTTACGTTTAAGTTACCTGTAGCATATAGAGTGCCAAGACGCAACGTATCATATACCGCACTAGTAAAGTCGATGACAGTTGTTGGTTCAGTTGTTACACCAGAGAATAGACGCCATTCATTATTAGCAGCTGAACGAACGAAACCAGTATGCTGGTATGTTCCTGGGTTAAAGTGACCAACGATACCAATATCTGAAGTATTACCGCTGTTACCAGTAGCCATGTAAATCAATGGATCACTGATAGAAAGGTTAGTTGTGCTAATTTGTGTAGCAGAACCAGAGATGTTTAGGTTGCCTGTGACGTTTAGATCACCACCAACATAAGCAGTACCGCCGATACCAACACCACCAGTCACTACCAATGCACCAGAAGATGTATTAATAGACGAAGTAGCATTAGAGATTGTAGTTACACCAGATACTGATAGTGTAGAACTTAAAGTAGTCGCACCAGTAACACCTAATGTTCCTGCGAACGTAGAGTTGCCTGTATGGCTAGATGTACCAGTAACTGCCAACGTACCTGCGATAGCTGCATTATTGTTGATAGTTGTAGTACCAGAAGAAGCGCCGATACTCAAAGTAGTCGCAGCGCCAGCAAAGTTAACTGTAGTAGCTACAGTGTTCCACAAGTTTTGCGTGCTGTTAGAACCAAGGACAGTTCCTGGTCGGATTGTAGCAGTCGCGCCAGTAGCATTACCAAGTGTCAGTGTAGTTGCAGCACCGAATGCGTTGACAGTAGTTGCAACAGTGTCATATAGAGACTGATTAGTGTTAACACCAACAACAGTACCTGGACGAACAGTTACAGTAGCAGCAGTGGCGTTACCCAAGTTAATGGCAGTAGCTGAACCACCAATGTTTAGAGTAGTCGCTACTGTGTTGTATAAGTTTTGAGTAGTTTGAGTACCAACAACGGTTGGGTTGCCGAGAATTAACGTGCCAGTGTTGGCACCCATATTCAGAGTAGAAACAGCACCGAAGATGTTAGCAGTAGTAGCAGTTGTATTGAATACTGTTACGTTGGTTTGGTTAGTGAGAATGTCACCACCATTAACAGAGATGTCACCGAAGATGGAGAATGTTCCATCACAAACGATGTTCTTTGCAACGCCAATACCACCAGCGAAGATAACAGATCCGTTTGAAGATAGTGTTGAGTCAGTTGGATTAGTGAACTGCATCACACCACCAGCGATGGTGATCAATGGGCTATTAATAGTAAGTGTACCACCAGTAGAACCAAGATTCAGATTAGTAGTAGAACCAGTTAACCCACCAGTGGCTAAGTTAACTGTCTTAGTATTACCAGAAGCTGTCGCGCCAGTTACTAAGTTTGTTGTAGTCGCTGCACCGAAAGCATTTACAGTAGTTGCAACAGTATTCCACAAGTTTTGTGTAGTCTGAGAACCAACAATCGTTGGATTGTTAATTGTTAACGTACCAGTGTTAGCACCAAGACCGATGGCAGTAGCGCTAGTACCGATACTGATTGAAGACTGACTAGCATCAGTTAAAACAGAAGTAGCAGATAAAACAGGAATTGTCGCGATCTTAAATGATTTACCAGAAGCAATATTCCAGTGTTCAGAAGAAGACCAGTTAGCGTTAGCGCTATCCCACAAAATAGTTTTATCAACAGCACCTTTAAGAGTAATACCACCACCATCAGCTGTAGCATCTGTTGGAGTTGTAACTTTACCAAGTTCAATATTTTTATCAGCGATTTGAACTGTGGTAGAATTTAGATATTCTGTTGTACCGTTTACAGTTAAGTTACCTGTAATAACTGTGTTGGCATTATTGATAGTTAGAGTACCAAACGCAGAACCCAATGAGATTGAAGTCGCTGCGCCGAACGCATTAACAGTAGTCGCGTTTGCGTTTAGGAGAGTCGCGGTAGTTGAAGTTGTTGTAATAGTACCAGTATTAACTTCAAGAGAACCGTTTAGGGTAGCACTACCAGCAGTAAAGTTACCACCGCTATCACGAGCCATAATTGTGCTGGCTGTATTATTCGGTGTTGAGTTTAAAGATACTAGTGGATTACCAGATACACCGTCACCATTAGATACTGAGATACCCTGTCCACTAACAGTAACAGCGCGACCAGTATATGTGCCTTTAGATGTACGTGTCACTAATCCAGCTACAGTATTCTGAGCTAAACCACGTGACTCTACGCTCATCCACAATTCATATGTGATGGCATCAACACCGATAATAGCTGGCGCAGCGCTAGTCTGTCTCCAGATACTTTGCGCATAGTTAGACCCACCAGCTACATAGATAAATTGGTGTTGGTTTAAGTTATAGAGTTTATCGCTATCAAATGCGCGTGCCCATGTAGTAGTAGAAACGTTATAGATACCGTTTTGGTAAGAACTTGTTTGAGAAGCAACAAGAACACGATCGCCAGCTGATAGAGATACACCATCAATAGTCTGTGTACCATATAGCGTTACGTTCGTTGTAGTTACAACTTTTACTGGGGTTCCCTTATAGATTGAGTTACCCATAACCAGTTCCATACCACCAGCAGAAGATCCATCATGGATTCTTAAAACTTGGTTGGATGTATCAAAAGTAGGTTCAGCAACAGCACCAGTAAACGCCTGATGTTGTGCATATGAGCCACGTCTTAATTGTATTTGTGTTGGCATCGTTATTCCTTAAACGAGAGATGTCCCGAAGTCTGCAGTTAAAAAGATTCCAACAGGCGTCATATTATCATATGTAATGATTGGAACAATAGAAACACCAAAGGCGTCATACGCAGCAACTGCGTCTAAACTACCATAATCACCCTTTGGATAAGAACCTGATGATGTAGCACCGTCAGCATAAGCCTTGTTCACCGCATCTGTTGTAGATAGTGGAGCGCCAACACCTGTGATGGTGTTGCCGTTCATAGAAAGAGGTACTTGGAATGTTACTTGTCCACCGCCAAATGTGGCAATGGTAGTACCGCCGACTTGAATGTTCAGAACTGGATTATTACCACTATCTGTCTGAAAAGTTACGGAACTATTTGTAGACGGCTGTGAGAAGCCACGAGAAGCGAATGCTTCGATTTGATTGCTGGAGTTTTTAAAATAAAGATATCCATCAGCGTAGTTGAGCGCAACTTCGCCGAATTCTAAATCAGTTACGAGAGGTTTCTTCGTAGTTACTGATGATTTTTTAAGAATGATTTTGTTTGACATTAATATCTTTATTCTAAAAAGAACAACACTAGAAGTAGTAAAAACTACTGGGTGGGAATTTCACCCACCCATTATCACTTATTTAGTAATATTTAATAAGTTCCACCGTCGATGGTGAAGCCATCAATAGTAGAAGTACCTGCACCAGCACCAGTAATATTACCTTGGGCAGTAATAGTTCCAGAAGCATTAACAGTAGTGAACGAACCTGAGCTAGCAGTAGAAGCGCCGATAGGTGTATTGTTAATAGAACCACCGCTAACTACAGCTCCAATGATAGTCTTATTAGTTAAAGTTTCCGCACCAGCTAGAGTAGCCAATGTACCAGTAGTTGGTAATGTGATGCTTGTGGCACCAGTCATTGTCAACGTAGTTGAGTATGCTCCAGCAGTTGTAAGGTTACCACCAAGAGTTAGTGTGTTAGAACCGTTATTAACACCAGTACCACCATAAGTTGGAGATACAACAGTAGCATTCCACACACCAGTTGTAATTGTTCCAAGTGTAGTTAGTGAAGTCTGACCAACATAAGTTGACGCGATATCAATAGAGTCTGAGTTAACTGTGATGCGGTTGGTAGTACCAACAACATCTAGAACACCAGAACCATAAACTAAACCAGCGCCAGCCAATGCAGATTTTAATTGTAGTGCGTCAGAAACGATTTCAATACCACCAGAAGCAGCAACTGCTACATCAAGAGTATTTCCAGTTTTTGTTAAAGCGTTACCCGCGACGATCTGACCAGCACCAGAGAACTGTGTGAATACAATAGCATCGGTACCAACAACAAGAGGTGCGTCAGAAGTGATAACGAAACCATTATCGCCGTTTAATGTACCTTGTTCAACGAATAAGAACAGACCTGGAGATACTTCATTAGGAGCATCAGCGTCAGAAGAACGAGCCCACGCACCAGACGCAACGACGTAAATACCGTTTTGAGAACCAGTTGTCTGGTCTTTAACTAAAACACGATCACCGACAACAAGAGCAACACCATCAATAGTCTGTGTATTGCTTAATGTAATGTTACCAGTAGTTGCAGCACGAACTGATTGTTTAACATCCAAACCAGCACGAGCAGCATCAACATAAGCCTTTGTGGCAGCATCTTGAGCATTAACTGGATCTGCAAGACCAGTGATGGTATTTGAACCCATCGCTAGGTTGCCACTTAGAGACATACCAGCGAATGCTGGAGTTGCACCAGAGTGGATGTTCTGTGGTAGGCTTAATGTTACTGCAGCAGTTTCAGTTCCAGAACCAGATACGTTAACCTGATTAGCTGTGCCTGCAATAGTAGCGATGTAGTTACCAGTAGTATCATTTCCAAGAGCAACTGAGTCTGCTTGAATAGTTGCAGTGATAGTTACGTCTGAAGAACCATTGAATGATACAGAACCAGCTACGTCACCGCTCAATGTGATTGTACGAGCAGTTTGTAATGTAGTTGCAGTTGATGCGTTACCAGCCAACGCTGCAGTAATTGTACCAGCAGAGAAGTTACCAGAAGCGTCACGCTTAACGATGGCAAGCGCAGTGTTTGCGTTAGTGGCGTTAGACGTGATTGTTACTGCGTTATTTGTAACAGCTGCACTCAGCCCGTTTGTACCAGCAAAAGTTAGAGTGTCACTTAATAGCGCTACGCCATCTGTACCAGTATCGCCAGCAATGTTTAAAGTAGTCGCTAATGCTGCAGTACCAGCTGCAGTTAATTGCCCTTGAGCATTAACTGTGAATGTTGGGATAGCAGTAGCAGAACCATAGCTACCAGCAGTAACACCAGTATTAGTGATAGAAAGAGTTGTTGTGTTGCTAGCATCGCTTATAGTAGAAGTGATTCCAGTACCAGCAGTGATAGTGCCACCGACTGCGTCATAGATGAACTCAGTTAGGGATGTATTGTTATCGCCGATGTATAAGTTACTAACAACTGTCTTACCAGTACCGTTTGGTGTAATTAGTAAATCACCATTGGTATTAGTTGTGCTTAGTGTATTACCGTTAAGTTGTAAGTTATCAACTAATAGGTTGTCGATCTTGCTATCAGAATCAGTGATGATAGCAGAGTTTGCGGTTAGCGTTCCCTTGTTGTGATCCAACATGTCGGTAAAGAACTTACCGCCGATAACCACGTGGTTGACTGCGTTACCTGTGGTTTCTGTGCCCATACCAATGTATAAGCGATCACCACCGTTTGATCCGTTATCTGTTAAGGCTGAATAAGCTAACTCACCAGCACCAAGCGTACTTGGGTTGCCAGATGTGCTAGAACGTTTAATTCTAATAATAGATGCCATCTTTTTATTTCTCCATTAAAATTCTCCACCTTCCATGTTCTGAGCATCGAGGGTGGTTGTGGATGTCCACTTGTTTGTTGTTGTTTTGTATACCAAAATAGACCCATCAACCTTAACTGCAGCATCAATGTCTGCAACGTCAGACAAAGATTCGACTACAGCAGGGTTGGTCACATTTGATGAAGAAAGTGTAAGAACACCCTCAGATACTGCGACCTGAAGTGCTTCATCTGTTTGTACAATAGCGATTGTATCTGTCATTTTAAATCTGTGTTATTTGAGGAGCAACTGTTACAATCCCCTCAACCACTCTAGTTTTAGTGCCTGATGGGGATGTTATTTCTACGTCATATAGCCAGCGTCCTGCGGGAATAAGTGAGGATTGTTCTGGGGTTAATTGCAGGCGTACTTTACCTGTAGTTGTGCCATAAACTGATGCGGTAAAATTATACGCTGTGCTGGAGCTATATGACTTTCTCATTTGAGAAGCCACCGTGTACCCAGTAAGGTCGAGTGCTTGACCATTAGATGCAGCTACAGATATGATGTTGCTGTAACTCGCGCCAGCGTCGACGAAAAGGTTGCTTACCGTTGCCATTCCAAATTCCCCATTTATTCTTATACTTCTTATTTATAAGTAGTGGAATTTTGTCTTATAAATACCTGTATAAATACATAGCTGCGAAGCGTTTTTAATTTTTAATGGAGATAACATGGAAGAGCAAAAAGTACCTGCACCAGTGATCGGTGATGCCCCTAAAGAAGAATACAATTTCGACTACTCACCAGTAGAAGAAACATTCCAACAACACCTATTCCCAACATTATTTGCAAGTTACAAATTCACAGATTGGGAACAAGTTGCCCCATCTTTGATCAACCTATCTAATGGATTTGAGGTAGCAGAAGAAGACATCGGCAAGGATATTATGGAATTGGATCATCCAGCCGTAAACCGACTAAAAGAAGTCATCTATGAAATTTGTGAAAGTATCCAACTTTCTAAGGATGATAGTGGTCGCACACCAGTAATTGTCGGTTCAAACACTTTGTTCCAACAACGTGGCGAACACATCCCACCACATAACTACGAATTTTCTACTTTAGTGTTCTCATTCGTCGCTAACTGTGGACCAGATACACCAACGACTTATTTCCCAGATCCACGTGGTGGAGTTCAGGCAATTCGTAAGATGGCTTCTCAGAATTTAGTCGGGACTTACTTTGGAATGAAGAGCAGACTTGGTGAAATCTACGTAACTCCAGGTTATGCTCAGCGTTATGTCGAGACTAACCTAGAATCAGAAACCCATGTGTTGGTTAACGTGAGAGTAAACTTCTTGATGATCACGTAAGGTATTCTGTTTTGCGTGATAGACTGAAAAGTCTTCTAGCAAAAACAACCAAGAAGCAAGGGGGTTTCCAAGTGAGGAAACCCCTTTTGGTTTATTCCAAGCATAATAACTATCTCCACTATAATCTTCAATCAACTCTCGCATCACCCAACGATGTGTTAGAGGTTTCCCCACATCTTTTGTGAATGGTTGGTCTGTTGTCATAACATAACGCTGGAAATCATCAGTGTTAAAGAAGTGGTATTGGTTATCCTGTTGTTTAGTAGCGATGCGGCTAGAATACTCTGCTGTATACCAGTCATAGTTGAAAATCAACCACCAACGCAAATCTCTAAGAGTCTCGATTTTCTTCGGACTAGCCTTAATAGAAGGTAGCAGGAATTCGTGAAGTTCATCGTCAATACACTTAGTGTAATCGATCAATGGATCATCGTTATTAAACTGGTGATGGAAGAATGACACCGAAGTCTTAATCGTGCCAGTTATGAAATCATCTACTGGTCCGAATAGCTGATTGCCGAAGTATCCTGTTACAAAGATGCTATTTGGATCTCCGTCATCGAAGTCTCTAGTTGATGATACCTTGAACTTAAACTTAACGCCAGAGTTTCTAATTCTGGTATCAAACAGCGCACCAGACTCAAGGATAGAACTATAAGTTCCATAGACTGTGATTTGTGATGGGTCATTCACCATTCTAAGAAGCGCGAACAACACCAACGTGCTATCGACACCACCACTCCATACTACAGTGATTGGTTTATCTAACGCAATTAACTCTCTACAACGATCTTCTACACATTCTCTAAATGACTTGTTGAATGGTTGGTTTATGCTAGGAATCTGCAAGAGTCCAGGTTTAACATTCAAGAAGTGTGGAGTTTGCCCTGTTCTATCATACACTGCGTTTAGGTTCATTTTATGCTTCTCGAAGAAGGCATACAGTTCTTGTGCGTTGGGTGCAAGAAACTCTTCTATTGGTTCTTGTTTGCTGTTAACGAGATCTAGAGATCTAATCAAACCGATGTTGTAGTATAGCAGTTGCTTCATAATATCCTCAAAATGAAAAAGGGAGCCGAAGCTCCCTTGTATTTATACAGTCAAAACTTACTGTAACTGGATCTTTTGTACAAGACCTGGAGTGAAGTAGTCAGCAAACTTCTCGTATACAGAAGCAGTAACATCCTTGAACTTTTGTTGTTCTGTTGCATTCATACGAACAACTTCAACACCTTGAGATTCGCATTCAGCTAGAATGTTAGGAATATCAGCAACAGATTCACGACGTTCTTTACGAGCAGCATTGAATGCAGCAGTAGCCATGATTTCTTGAGTTTCTTCGTCGAATTGCTTCATGAAGTCTTGGTTGACGATGATAGAAGTCAAGAACAAGCTATGTGCTGTATCATTAACAACTTTGAATGACTTATGTTGATCCAATGGGAAGATACGAACGTAAGTAGATTCACCAGCAGTGATTTCACCGCGATCAGCGAATGCATTCATTTCTTCTAGAGCAATGTGCTCTTTTGGTTCAGCGCCAAGCAACTTGAAAGTCTCAACTGCTACTGGAGAACGGCTAGTACGAACAGTCTGACCTTTCCATGCGTCTACAGTGTCAGCTTTGAAGTTAGCTGGAACAACACGGTAACCACCAGAATAAGTGAAAGACATAGCGTGGATGTTGGAGTTCTTAGAAACGCCAGCCAACAAGTCAGTACCGATTTGACCTTCCAATACACGGTCTGCATGAGCGTGGTCTTGAAACAAGAATGGTAGATCTAACGCATGTAGGTCTTTGTTGTAGTCAGCAAGCCAAGTAGTATAGATGTGGCTCATTTCGATAGCACCAGTGTCGATCAAGTTCATTAGATCGTTCTTAGAGACTTTCTTACCATCATTATACTTTGTAGTGTACTCTGATAGAGAAAGAACTTCAATATCAAACTTACCACCAGTTTTTTCGTTTACTTCTTTAGCGAAGTGTTCGGCTACCTTTAAAAATAGACCGATTGGCTCATGGGCGATAACCCATTTAACGTGTTTCTTTTCCATTTTGGAATCTCCTTATTTTCTTAAAAACTTAAGATGTTCTGCACACCTAAGATCTAAACCCCAGACTTCCTCATGACCCTTTACATCTACGTAAAGAATCGGGAGCTTCAATCTTATGATTCGTTCTTTATATTTATAAACAAAATCTTTTTGCTCCTGCGTTGCATTGATCAAAAAGTCTGGTATTTGTATGCTAACGTTATTATTTTGGAAGCTATTTTCTGAAGAATTGTGCCAGACAATGTCGGATAGCGTCCTCTTATTTAGGTTAGAACTTATTGCACCATAACGAGGATAACGGTTCACGTCCCAAATGTAACAATTTAGAAAGGGTTCCATCTTATCTAGGTTCTACTGGAACTTGCACGATTGGAATATTGATAGGCTTTCTAACCTTCCAAGACTTCACACCAGTTTTCATATACTCGGCATCAATAACTGGGATGCTAGTAACTCCATCGAATCTGATTCGTTCACCTTTGATCTCAGTTAACACTAATCCGTCAGTCATCTTAAACAAACCAGCGCTAAGCATAGCTAGGTTATACCAGAATAAGTTCTCACAAGCCTGTTCCCAATATTCATCTTCCAAGAATAGACAAGCACCTTGGCAAAGCTGGACAACAGGACAAGAAGGGCATTCTTTACGAGTAGACCAGTGATATGAATTAGTTAATCTAACATTATCCATATCTTCAATGTTACCAATATTATGCTTGGTCAAAGAAGAAGTGTTCTGACATGTAGTCACATTACCCTTCATGTCAATCGCGATATTGTCTTCGCTGTCCATACCACACTTTTGGCCAAGTGCTTCGGCTGGACGACCGTACATAATAGACTCATAGAATGACTTAACCTTCTGATACACTGTCCAGCTAAACTGATTTTTATTGTCAATCGTTTCTTCGAACAGATTATGAAGAATTTCTTTCTTCTCATCAGTAGTCTGCAGAGAATGCTTCATACCAGAATCATCATATGGCAGCATCAACTCTTCTGTAGTAACTTGGATATCTCTCTGGTCAACACCAGGATTCTCATAGCCAGTGATATGTTTGTTTAACTTAGTTAGAATAAAATCTCTAACTGCTGCAATGGAAACGTTTTCTCTAGTCAACACACAGTTGAATGTGAATCTATTAGTTCCCATAGTCTTAAGTGCATATACAACTGCATCTTTAGCTGGACCTTCATCTAGTGGATCTGGACCACGATTCTGTGCGTGTAATGGACCATCGTGAGACATACCGATAGAAAAGCCCATTTTATTGAACCAGTCAATCTTTTCTCTTGTCAAAAGAGAACCATTGGTCACCATCATAAACATGGCGTTCGGGTATACTTTTTTAACTTTTTCTGCCAATGGTTTCAGTGTTTTCCAATACACCATTGGTTCACCACCCCAGAATTCTAAACGAAACTTATCGTAAGTTCCGAATTCAAAATTCTTTTTCATCTTCTCGATCAGATCTTCAGCATCGTCTGGACCGCCAACTGGATCGTGTGGTTGATGCGCTTGATTACAATATGAACAAGCGTAGTTACACTTAAGACCCATCGTGATCTTAAGTGTAGTTGGTTTTCTTGATTTCTTACCATGCAATGCTGGATCGTGCGGGTTCGTAATATTTGCAGGTTCCCACACCTTAGCATCCATTTGATACTGAATCCCTCTTCCGATATGATCGAGAGAGGGTCTTTCATGATTGTGTTCCCAATACATCTCAGATGTCATTGGATCATAAACCATATTCACCTTCACGTCATTAGCCCCTTGCAGGACTAGTGTAAATTTACTCATTAAAAATCCTTATAATGTAGAACAGATCATGTATTTAGGTTAGACAATTTCAACCCAGAGTTCAGCATAAGAAAGGAATTCACCTACATTAAGTTTCAATTTAAAGAAATCGCCAGCTTTATAGCCAAGTGTTTGTACAACTAAACCTTCAACACCAGCAAATGCCAATGCTATTTTATCAGCTGGATGGTTGTGATTTTCGATAAACTCAGTTACATATGCATTCGGTGCAGATGGATCATATTCATTAGTCACTCTATTTTTAGAAACAATACCGTTCACACATTCTATGTCGAACGTTGCATATGGACGAGAGTCTACTAGATTGTGAATTTTATTTCCAAACATCATGCGAATTCCATATTGCCCATTTTCAGACTGTGGCAGTACAGGAAGCTGAACATAAAAACGATTACCACTAATATCTGATGTTAATGGAACGATCGAGATTCCATCACCGCTAGTAACATTAAACGGATTCTTCTGAGTTAAAGTAACAAAATTAGCAGCTTTAGCAGAAGGCTTCAGTGTTGGGAAAGCAGAAGTGACAACTTTACCAACAGAGTCTATAATTTCAAATGTTATCGCAACTCTAACATTATAGTTGTTCCAGAACTCATATTGTTTAGGTGTTGCTTCAGTCACTTGTTCTGCTGGAACTTCTAGAATAGTATCTAAAAGATCAACTTCTAAGTCTTCAACAAAGAACTGTAGAGTAGAACCATCGAAACCTAATGATTTGAAGAAACTATCAACTACAAAAAGAGGTGTTAGTTTATCATTTGACTGATAACGATATTCATTTAAGTTGAAATAAATTTTTTCGTGGGATGTGCTACCATTAACATACTGTTTAGAGAGTTCATAAACATCAATAGGGTCGCTGATTTGTTTAGTTTCAGAGTTATACTCTACGATCCACTTGTTATTATCTGTTCTCATCAAGAAATCACTTGCAGTGAACTCTCTCTCTACAACTAAAACAAAGTCAGCAGTAGTATGGACATCTCTTAAAATAGTAGGAGTGTTTTCTGGTAGTGATTCATCCAAGTTGGGGTTTGGTGATCTAACTTCATCAACTCTAACTTTAATAGTTTTAGTCTCATCGTCATATCCCATCGTAACTCTATGCTTAGAATCTCTCTCATAAAGTTCAGAACCTTCGTTCGCTCTAATTACTGTTTTAAATATTTTTAGCATTACAATCCTCGATTAGCAGTTACACGCACAGTTACAGTTACAGTTACATGCACAGTTACAGTTACAGTTAGATCTATACCACTGGAACCCACCGATAGTGTTATCTTGGTTTTCGTGTCTAAGACTTTCAGAAACCGCGTTTTGGTGGAATACGTTAATACGTCTGTCTGTTACAGCTCCAAAACCTAAGTCGGCTGCATCGCAGTTACCGCAGTTACAGTTAGCTCCGTTACACGCACAGTTCCATGCACAGTTACCGTTGGCTTCTGTATAAGTTCTGTTACCTGCATCATAGTAATTCCAAAATAAGTTTACAACGTCTGTACCGTCAGAACGTCTAAAACCTGTTGCGCCGTGAATAGCCATTTTATTTCTCCAGTTTAATTAGACGACCAGTCAAATCGTCAATAATTCTTTGTTGTTCTTTGATAGCTTCTATCAACAACCCGACCATGTTAGTATAAGAAACAGATTTTAAGCCATCTTCACCAGTGCGTACTACCTGAGGTAAGAAGACTTCTGTTTCTTGGGCGATTACACCAATTTCTTCTTGTCCATCTCTTGTGTAAGAAACGCCTCTAAGGTTATTAACGATCCCTAATGCATTATTTAGGGTCTGGATGTTTTCTTTCAAACTAACGTCAGAAGACTGAGTGAATGTAGAAGCAACGACAGCAGCGAAAGTGTTTGTAGTTCCAGCGAAAGTGTTATTTCCAGCTAGAGAAGGTACGTCTGCGCCTAAGTCTAATCCGAAGTTACCAGCGCTACCGTCACCGTTTGTAACGACAACACGACTAGCAGTGCCAGTGATTGTTCTTGTAGTTGCGCTACCGTCGCCAGTTCTAACGTAGATACCCTTGACAGTAGGTCCAGTGATAGCAGAGATAGCTGTAAGGTTAGAGTTATACGCTTGTACGTCTGTACCTAGTGCCAACCCGAGTGTAGTTCTAGCTGTAGCAGCGTCAGCTGAGCCCAGCAATCCTCTTGTATAAGAAGATGATGTAAATGTAGAAGCAGTTCCAGCGCCAGTAAAGTATGGAACTTTATCTGCAGCGGATGTTAGACCCGCAAGAGCAGCCAACTCTCCATCATACGCCTGAACGTCAGTGCCGATTACCAGACCTAAAGCAGTTCTAGCGCCAGCAGCTGTAGTTGAACCAGTACCACCAGAACCAAGAGCTAACGCAGTGGTAAGTGTGATTGTACCACTAGTAATGGCAGCTACACCAGAGAAAGTACCAGTAAAGGTAGATGCTGTGATGTTGTTAGCTGCAAAGTTACCTGATGCGTCACGTCTAACAAGAGTGCTTACAGTGTTAGCTGTATCTTGATTATAACCGTCTACTGTATCAGCATCTAATCCAGATCCTGTTCCATCAACAGTGAGAAGTTTAGCTAAAATGTCAGCAGCTGTATAAGAAGCTGCAGTTAGACCAGTTTGTAACGCATTACTAATATTGGTGAAGTTAGCATCTACTTCTGCGTTCGTAAGAGGGCTACCTTTGTTCGCTCTTAGTGTGAGTGAAGGTGCTGTAATGTTTGGCATTTAAGAATCCTTTGTCAGCCTTTGTTGATGATTTGTAAGAGGTATTGCTTAATCTCGCTCAAATCATTCTTTATATTATTTATCTCTTCGGAGTGTTTGGAAATTATAGTTTCTCTTTCCTCAGCAGCCCTAACTCTTTCCATATACTCTTCGTATTCTGCTTTATTCGTGTTTATGATGGCTCCGCTAGATCTATCTCTAACGAGAGCCTCATGACCAATAACCTTTAGATAATCCATTATGGGCAAGCAATAATTCTCAAGTCACGAATCAATGGCACAGCGCTACTGTTAGTAGATTTCATAACAATTTTAACGACGATAGTGTCAAAAGCTGGGATACCAGTTAAAGTGTAATTGACATCTGAGAATGCTTTGTTGCCTAACTCTACTTTAGAGATAGTAGAATCTGGAGATGCTAGAGTGTATTTAGTTGCAGATAATTGCTTGCTGTCGCCAGTGCAAGTCTTGTAATACACTAGAACATCAGATTCTGTAGGTATATTTGCAGCAAACTTAACTCTTAGGTATGTAGAAGGGTTAGCCAGTTTAACTGGTGTAGTCACATACTTGCTTAGAGAAGAACTGCCTTCTGGAGCGATTTCGTCAAAGAATTGTTCCTTCAATGAAACTGTAGTTCCAGTAATAGCAGATTCTGCCGTTCCAGAGAATCCATTCAAAGTAACAGTAGATGTTGTACCGTCATCTGTATAACCAGTAACTAGGAATGTGCCGTTGTTAGCAGTAGTAGTAGATCCAGAAATAACAACATATCTACCGATACCGATACCACTCATAGAACCTCTAACAGAAGAGTTTGTAGAGTAGAAACCAGTTGTAGATAAGCTAAACGCGCCAGTAGCACCAGTGAATAGTTGCTTCTGATCGAGGGCAGCAATATTAGTGTTAGCCTCTGTTGGGTTGTTTAGTTTGTTGGATACAGCAATCAAGCTAGTACGAACAGTATCAATAACTGGAGAAAGCGCGTCGTTAGTAGAAGAGATCTGAGCAGTAAATGTTACAGATTTCTCTCCACCCATTGAAGTGTTTTCGTTGATCTCAGAGCCGATAACACGTGGTGTGTCGAACGTGTTGTTCTCATTGATCAGGCATGGAGTCCAATTAGTATCTGCAATATAAGCGATTTGAGAACCATCAACAGACTTACCAGAAGTAGTCTTAACAGAGAAGCTAGTCTTAGTGTCAGAGAATGTTTGGATCTGAACAGTTGGGTTAACTAAGTCATAAGTTATGTTCTTAGAAGCCTTAACTGTAGAACCACCACCATATCCAGTAGCAGTGGCGCTAGTAGATGCAGTAAATGTATAGCTGTTAGCGTCCATGCTAGTGATAACGTGGTCACCATTCAAATCAGCAGCTGGAATGCCGTTGATCGCAGAAGAGATACCGCTAATAGTAACTCTAGAGCCAGTATACATACCGTGAGAGTAGTGCCATACACGAACGTTGTTGCTAGAAGCAGCTGTCTGGATAGGGTCTACTTCGATAGTATCGAATGGAAGAACATCGTTAACGAACTGAACATTACCAACAACAGAAGTATCAAACTTAGCTCTGTAGATTGTAAACTTAATGTCTTGGTTCTGGTCTGGTGTCCAAGTAGAAGCGTTCTGAGACTTGAACAATACACCAGCGTAAGGCTGTTGAGAAATTGTTCTGCCAGAAGTTCCTGGGATTTCATCACCAACTTGAGAGATCCAAACCTTGTAGTTGTTAGAATCTGACTGCAGAACGAAACAGTATTCAGTATTGTCTTGTACGTAAACAGGTGTTGGGAAGTTGAATCTAGTAGGAGTATCGTAAGAAGGATACTGATCATTAGATCCATCTGTCATAGTAACAGTGTTTGTAGAAAGAGATACTTGTGTAGGATCTAATGTAACACGGCTGAATGGAAGAATGTTCTTTCCAGGTGTTCCATTTACCATATCACGAATTTCCAAAGTAACTGGAATACGATCGTCTTTTGTAGCGAAGAATACATCTACGCCAGTTAGGAATGCGCCACCCTTTTGCTGAATCAAGAAAGATTGAGCCAATGGGTCATACCAACCTGTATCAGAAATAACACGCTCAGACACATTGTAAATTGTCTGACGTGCTGCTGGATCGTCGTTTGGACCGATAACTTCTTTAACAAGTTCAGCGTTACGAACAGCATTAACGTTAGCTTGTTTAGTTTCTAGAATACCTTCTGCGTGGTATAGACCACGTCCACGAGATGTCCACAGACCAGTAGATGTAGAAGAATCAGAAATCTTAAGTTCACGAGCGCCAGTACGGAATCTTACTGCTTCTGTGTTAGGGATATAGAACAAGAAGTTCAATTGACCTTGCTTGTTTGTCACTAGAGTAGTAGGTGTAGTTACACTAACTACAGAGCCAATAGCACCAGAAATTGAACCAGAGAAAGTCTGTCCGTTAGTGATTGTACCGATAATGTTGACAACATCAAGAGACAACGCGCCAGTATCTGGATCGATAGTCTTACCTACGATAACAGCAGAACCTGAGTTATTAGATGTTGTGATAACATCACCACGATTCAAACAAACTTGAGAATCTCCGCTGATACGACGCTTGGCTTCTGAACCAGAACCACCAACGTTGCTAGAAATATCGAACGCGCCAGAAGTTGCAGTGTATACAATCTTGGTAGCTGGTGTAACATATGAGTTAACATCGATGTCATCAAAGTAAGAATAGAACTTAGTCTGTGGCTTCAATCCTTTAACCTGAACTAGAACAGTTCTAGAACGGATGTATGGAATAACAGCAGTAGAAACTACTCTGTCAGAAACTTCTTCATAGCTAGTCTTAGTTTGTAGAGTAGAACGAACACCAGTTCTTGATTGACCAACAGGTGTTGCTTGAACTTCTGTTGTAACAACACGATGCGCCCAACCAGAAGCTGCTGGTCCTAGACCAAATTGCGCATCAAGAGCAGCGCCACCGTCACCAGAACGACGATCTGCTTCATAACTGTTAGTACCAGTTGTTACTGATTTACCGATCCATTCTGTCTGCCATGGGTTCCAGATAGTTCCGAAGCCACCTTCGCCGATGATATTAGAACGGATAGCAAGATCGCGAATTAAGCTGTAGTTACCCTCAACCTGTTGTACGATATCTGGCAGACGATTAGTTTCAAACCAGTCATCAGATGGTGGGTTGATACTAACGTTACCCAAGAACGTGTAGATCGCGAATGGGTTAATGTTTTCTAGTCTAGAAGCGAAGTCTTGCTTGATCAATACTGGAGTATCGATAATTGGAAGAGTTACAACGTCGCCGTTCAACTGATAGTTTGATGCAGAACGTTGTGCTGTGTTAGAATTCTTTTCCAACAAATTAACGTTATGCATTGTGTAGTATGGACGAAGCTGATTGTTCTCCATATCGATAGAGCAGAAGTAGTCGACAGACTTAGAGTTACCGATGTTGTTACCGCTGAAGTTATCAACGATAAAACCGTTTTTCATTCTGTCCATACCCTTAGAATCTGTAATCTTCATAGACTGTGTTTCTTGTTCTAGAAGAGACAGAGAAGTATAGTATTCTAAGTTGTTGATGCGGTCTTCTAGCTTACCAATGTCGCGCATTGTGTAGCGTTTGTTTTCTACTTTAGAAACAGCAATAGAAGAAGTTGCATGTGTGTATGGCTCATAAGACAAGCTATACAGAACCATACCAAGAGAAGGATCTTGTGGATCGCCTGGATTTGTAGATGGAACACCACGAACAGAGAAGAACTTACCATTAAAGTCAACAGCAATCTTATCTTTTCTGGCCATGTAGTAGCTGTAATCAGACGCAATGTTTTCACCACGCTTTGGCATGCTTGTTACAGAAGAACCTGTTCCAGAGAATGACTTAGAACCAGCAGACTTGTTAGCTACACGTGGACGGAAGTCTAGTGAGTCTCGCAATACTACTGGAATCTCGCTGTAGCTGATACCACTGTAAGAGTTCACATCAAAGTAATCACCAACGCTGTGTTCGAAGTATTCGTATGTTACTTGAACTGGACCAGATGGGATAGTGTAAGAAGGCTTAACATTCAAACGACCCCAATCATAGTGAGTGCTACGTTGACCATTATCGAAATCGTAACGATCAGAAACGTCAGTAGTGTAAAGAGTAGAACTCAATGTAGCATTAGTTGCTTGGAATGTAGTTCCAGCTGCCATCTTGATGCTAGTGATTCTGAACACGTCAGGTTTGTCTAAAATAACAGAGGCTGCTTGAGCCAACGCAGCTGTGTTGAATTGTTCAGTGACTGTAGTTAGTGTTTTGTTCTTCTCGTATCCAGCACCGTTACGCTGAACTGCAGCAATAACTGTCATAGAATGACCAGATTGAGCTGATGGAAGTACAATAGTTACAGCAGAACCAACTGGTGTGATGCTTACTGGTTGAATAACAGCACCACCAGACGCAGCATCGTTGTCCACGACGATGTAGTTAGTCAAGCCAGAATATGGCATAAATGTACCAGAAGTACTTAGAGACAATGATGTGCCAGAAGCATTCTGTGTGAATTTTTGGTAGCAAATGTATGTTGTATTGTTAATACCGCTTGTACCAGCAGATCTATTAGAACGAACAGAATAATTTGGTAGTGGGAAAACAAGACTAGTGTTTTGTGTCTCGAACAACTGTGTTGTTGCCAGAGAATATGCTTTACCAGTGAATGTACCAGTATTCAACGCTAAAGTGTTTTGGTTGCTTGGAGTTGCAGTAACACGATACATTGTACCATCAACTAGAACATAGTCGCCAGAAACAATATCTGTCTGGAATGATGTTCCTGTACCAGTAACAGCACCAGAAGAAGCAGTAATAGAACCAAGTAACGCAGTCGCCACTGGGTTAATATCTGCAGAGAATGATAAGTTAGAGTCACCGCTAACGTTGTAGTAGAAAGACTTAACAGAGCGATTGAAATCTTTACCAGAGTTCATTTGAACATCAAACAAACCTAGTTTGTAAACAGCAGTTGCGCCGTATGATGAACCGCCATGCCATTCCATTAAACGAACACGAGCAGTACCAACTTCAGCACCAGCGCCTGTACCAACAGAAGTTCCTGCTACTTGATCGCGCAGAGATACTAAACCGATTGTATCTACTGGAGGTAGGTTGTTAACGTTAGTTACCAATGCATAGTTACCAACAGTTGGTTGTATAATTGCCGCTGTTTGTTGTTCGTAGTCTCTAGCTTTATCTACAGCAACGTATGTTGTAGAGTCCTTTTGGATCTCGTATCCACGAACGTATGCTTTTCCTGGTTCTAAACCAATAGCAAGTTTAGAAGAATCGCCACCTTGTGCTGGAGTATAAATACCGCGATTGTAAACAGGAGAGTCAGTCCATTCCCATTTGATACCAGTAGAACCTGGACCATCATATGAAGAACCAGTAGAGTGAACTGGAGCAGTTGTTACAGAAGTACCTGTGTTTTTAGCAACGTATATATTGCCATTGTTGGTCACAACATCGCCGAACATGTAGGCTGTGTTTTGAATCCATTGTCCGCGATTGTTATTTCTGTGTTCACGAACATCGATGGCAAAATCGCGAACTGTATAATTGCCAGACTCGTCATAAGTTCTGCGAGCAAGCTCATCACCGATCATAGAATATGATGTCTTGTCGATGATAGTTTTAATCTTACCATCATCTACACGAATCAATTCAATAAAATCTAAATCTGATGTGCTGTCTACATCTTTCTTAGATAAAGTCAGTTCAATGAAATAACGATGCGCGCCTGGTGCTGCAAAGTTGTAACTGTTTTGAGCGTTGTCCAGTAATGTTTCATCTTCTTCTGGAGTCACAACGCCTTCTGTTACTTGAAGACCAATACGATAAGATGGTGAGTTAGTGTACTTGTCTAGAACGATAGTTTGTTCGTCAACTAAACAGAAGTGATTATTAACGTAGTATACACCACGTTGGATAGTAGCTAAAGAACCTTTACCGATAGCGCTAGAAGAAGCAGCTTGAACAGAATAGATTCCGTCCGCGCTAGTGATAATTTCATTGTTACTAAACTTTTTAGTAGTAGTGTCAGTACCAGAGTTGATGTAACGAACATACAATGTTGTTGGGTCATTACCTTCAGCGTCTTGTGCTTTAACAACAAGAGCAGTAACACCGCTTGTACCAACAATTGTTTGTCCTTCTAAGGCAGAAAGGAATGTCTGTACCGCAACACCGTTATAAATGCCTTGCAGCTTAACATAATCAGCGCCTTGATTTGGCTGAGTAGAAGTCTCAACTGAACACTGTCCAGGGATAACCATCGCGCCCTGTTTGAAAATTGCTGAACCATGACGAGAAATCTGATTCTGCAAAATACTTTGCATTTGAGTGAGTTCACGAGCCTGAACAGCAAACGATGGGCGATACAGAATACGATAGAACTTTTTGTTCTCGTCGTAGTCATCATTATACGGTTCGGTATTGAAATCGATCATTCTTATACTCTTCTTTAAATGTTATTCTTTATTTATTAGAATTTGATAACAGTTCTTAGCGTAACTGTTTGGTCAACCGTAGGTGTAAATGCTTGTTTGTTATCGATAAACAGCACATGACCAGAATATTTATCGGCAGTCGGAGGAGTTACACCTGTAGCTGAGAATGTAGCACCTGTAGGGCTAATGAAAACAGTACCAACAGACGGAGCCATATTATCCAAAGACTGCAACAACATACCATTAGTAGTTAAAGCAACGATACGGAAACGTCTCTCGTTGTCGCCGACTGTTAACAACATATCTTGTTTGAAGATAGCAGTATCTACCCCTCCAGTAACAACATAGCAAGCAGAGGCAAGAGCACTCTTTAAGTTGCCGTATTGTCCAAACTGACGAGGGTTTTTAATGATACCAAGCTGACGGAAGTCGTTGTTAACGTTGAACCCTTGATTTGTGTCTTTAGAGATGTTAGTGTAGAACATTAGAGTTCTAGCAAACATACCTGTGATTGGATCTTTTCCGTGACCACCATATGGGGCGCGGATAGCACGAGCCTTCGCGCCGAAGCCACCACCAGAAATGGTAACGTTCGCCCACTTATAGTCTAAGCCATAACCGTCAACGATTATTTTCTTAATAGAGCCACCTTCTACTATAGCATGGGCAGAAGCGCCAGTGCCATCACCATCGATGGTAATAGTAGGAGAACTGCCGTATCCAAAACCACCAGAGATAACTGGATAAGCCATGATACGACCATCAGGTGTTAACAATTCAGTATTTGCCTGCATTGTGTTGATGTCACCTGGACTTAAATCAGCAGTAATTACTGCGCCTGTACCATCACCCTGAACTGACAAGTTAGCGTAGGTGTAACCAACACCGCCATTATCAATCTGAACACCAGTGATCTGGCCATTAGAAATAATTGGTATTAGTTTAGCATCAGATTTTAGACCAACAAAATAACCAGTAGCGCCAGCGCCACCAGAGACTGGTTGGATTTGAATGTTTGGTAGTGTTGAATAACCAGAACCATACTTTAGAACCGCAGTCCCAGTAGCTGGAGAACCAACATAAGTTAAGGTAGCACCACCGTTAGAAGCTGCGCCAGTTATGTGTGTAGGCGCAGTAGAGTTAGTCGTTCCTGCAGTAGTTACAGTGTATAAACGACTAGAGTAGAAAATCTGAGTGCCAACCGTATATGGAGTATTTGCTGTCCACTGTACTCCAAATTTTACTGTTGGAACAGAAGAGTAAGATTGACCAGCGTCAGATACATAAATTTTCTGAACGCCAGTTCCGCCCATAACGGCAGCGCCAATAAAACCAGATCCATCGCCACCAGTTAGAGTAACTGCTGGAGCAGAAGTGTATCCAGAACCTGGACTAGTAATGTTAATTTCTAAAATAGAACCGTTCAACGCGATGCCTGTTACTTTACCAGCAGTAACATTAACAGTACCTGTTGCTCGTGTACCAATATACTTTAGCGCGGAAGTTCCATTAGAACTAACTCCAGATTTATGAGTTGGAGCAGGAGAAGCCAGTGTACCTGACATTGTTGCTTCATACAAATTGTTATTATATTCTACCTTTTGGCCAAGAAGAATACCAACACCGTTTGTCCATGAGTTCGCCCCAGAGAATGGAGGGTCGATAGTAATAGTGGCACCAGAACTGTAACCAGAACCTTCTGCAGAAATCTGTACGTTTTGCAACAGAAGTGGATCTGATTCACGATACCCGTCACCTGCGACAGAGATAGAAGCAAATGTATAATTCTGTCCGTTGTTGCCAAGAACAACGTTTAAGATCTCTCCGTTTGAGTAAAACTGTGAACGAAGAGAGTTAACGACTGGCATATAAACGTCAGTCAAGAATTTGTTGCGTAGAGCAATTGGAATACTGTACAAGTATTTCCACATGTAACCGTCTGGCATAATAACTGGATCTACAACAGTACCGATTGGCTTGTAAGTAGAAACAGCATTGTTGTTGTTATCCAGACATTTGTATACGTTATACTCATCAGTCATAACGACACAGTTAATGTCTTCTAATCGACGCGCACCAGAATATGCAATAGCAACTGATGCTGTAGCAGAAGCGCCTTCGCCACCACCACCAGTAATGGTAACTGTAGGAACAGAAGTATATCCTCTGCCACGAGAGACCATATCGATAGAAACTATAACACCATCTAGAAGTGTTGGAACAGCAACTGCTCCTGTACCACCACCGCCAGAGATTGTAACTGTAGGTGGGTCTGAATAACCATATCCACCTGAGATTAAGTTAACACCTTGAACTTCATCGCTGTACTGATCATCGTACATATCCCAAATTTGACCAGTGATCCAGTCTACACGTGGAATAACGAACGAAACGTCTGTACTCTTAATTTCCTTTAGAGTGATCATTTCATTACGTGTTTGTAACTCATAATCGAAACTGTCAATTGGATATGGAGGAGTCGCGTCGTCCACCCAACTAACAGTCTTTCCTAAGAAATAATAGTAACGGGCATTTCGGTTCTGGATCTCTTCGTACAAAGCCTCTGCGATAGAGTTATGTAGAGGAGACTTCAGTAAAGAAGATGAGCTCATTGAATTTACCTAAAAATTAGCTTACTGTAACTACCCAAGTGATAGCGATAGAGTCACCTGCTGCCTTGTTAACAACTGGGAAAGTTGTGCGACAAAGCATTGTGCCAGCAGAGTTGGCATTAAAAATACCAGCTTCAGTAATAGCACCAGTACCTGTGCCTGCTGGGAAAGTAGCAGTAGCAGTAACTTGGTTAGCTGAAGATGAGAAAGAAGCCAAAGCTACGCGCCCTGCTTCGATCTGAAGAGCTGTTTGACCAACAGCTGGAGTTGTTGGGCTAGTACCGATAGCCATAAAACCCATAACTGTAGGAATAGATGAACCTTGCATACGCGCAGCAATGTAAGTTTTACCTGCTGTTACGACTAGGTTTTTAACCTTACGTTCTTCTTTAATATTACCAGCAGCATCCAAAAGTTGGATTTTTACTTCGCCAGTCGCCTTCAAATCTTCTTGTTGTTGAAATTCCATATAATTCTCCTGTTAGAATGTAATTGCATTTCCGACATATAACCCACCATCATTCAAGAAGAAGCCAGCCTCTCCATATGGGTTAAGATCAATTAAACCGCCAGAATCTACTGCTGTCGCGGTATCGTCTCCACCATAGTAAGTCGGATCTATGGTGGTTGTGTAAACAAATGCTGGTGTCGTTCTATTTAGGTCTGTCGCGCTCGTCGCATCAGTATCAGATATAACAGCTTGTTCAGCATCTTGGGTAGTGTTGTCGTTTAAATAGTGGCCAGCAGCTATTGATTTTGTGATATCAAAGATATCTGCACCAATTCTAGTTGCGCCTCCACTATAACCGATAGCCTGTTCTACCAGCGTGATAGTTTCATTATCATAGGCTAAATCATAGTTCAGGTGAGTAGAATCCAATACCTTAGACTGAGTAAAGTAAGGCATTGTACGAGAACTATCTGTTCCAACTGTATCTGTAGTAAATACAGACTCTGAATCTAATGTGGTACCATCATTGATAACGTGATTTGTTGACAATCCCTTTACTGTAGTAAAGTAAGGCATTGTTCTGGTTGAGTCTAATACGTCTCCACCATCAGACAATGAAATAGACTGAGGTTCAGCTATACCATCATAATTTAAAGTAGTCTCATCAATAGGTTTAGACAGCGTTAGATACGGCATTGTTCTGGATCCGTCCAGAGTCAATCCCACTTCTTGCATTGTTACATACTGCCCCTCAACGAAACCATCTAAGTTGAGAGTCTGGTCGTCAAAGTATTTACCGATGTCTTTAACTTCAAGCAGAGTGCCACTTGTAATTTCATCTGACACAGTTATCGCAAGAATTTTGACAAGTGATTCTAATTCTGTACTAATGTCAAATTCGTTTCGGATATCATACTCACCGAAGATAGCCATACCTGCAGGGTGAATCAAGTTCTTAACTGCAGTCTTATATGAGTCTAATGCCTCATCAATCTTGATAACGTAAGAATATGCTTGGAAGTAACGACTATCTTGAATGTAAATAGCATCATCCAAGAAACCATCATTGTTAACGTAATAACCTGGATATTTTGCAAGAGGTCCAAGAGAACATTTAATAATTGCTGGATCTGTTAATGATGTAGTAGCGTCAACACTAGAAATACCAAACTCACGCAGCACAAGACCAGCATATGTACCATCGAACGCTGGACCACCAGTTTCGCCAGCACCAGCCATGTTATAGTCTGCAGTGTTAATTGTACCTGCTTCCGCAAAGCCATCTAGCTTTTCTGTGATGCTAAGATTTGATAGAGTATGTCCACCAACTTGCGGTGTGTCAACACGTTGGATAATTGTACCAGCAGTTCCAGAAACATCTTGGCCAGATTGAGCAGAGATAGTAGTGGTAAAGTCTGTCGTGTATCCGATACCATATTTAATAAACTGAGCTTGTGCAATTCCACCATTGGAATCAACACGAGAGATCTTCATGATAGAACCTTGTCCATCGAAGTTCTTAATATTGTAAAGGTCACCAACTTTAAACCCAGTTCCAGGTTGTTGGACTTCTAGTTGAGATGTTGTTGCTAAAATCTCACCAGTAAAATAAATTCCAGTCGCGTCATCGCGATAGCGAAGTCTATCGCCAACTGAGATGCTACCAAAGAATCTACGATCAATATAATATTCGTAGATGCTGTCAGAAACTTTAACTACACGATCTACTTCAAGCTCAACGTACTGGTGACGATCAACTAAAACTCGAATAATTTTATTTGGTGTAACGACATCTACTAATTTACCAATAGGGTCGTTTGGGTTGCCCGTTAAGACTTTAACAAATAATGATATGTCTTGATTCCACTTACCATCAGAAGCGCGTAGCATCTGTTTGGCTGGATAGTCAACTGTAACCTCTTTGTTGAACAGAATACGGAACAATAATCTAAATGATGCCTCAGAACCCTTTGCACCATAATGGTCTTTGATATGTTCTATCAAGAATCGTGGTTCTACCGTAGTGTACGGTAACTTAGAAGCCAACTCATCTTTAAAATAACGAATGAAAGAATCTAAAGTCTTGTCTAGATCTCTAAGGTCTGTTAAGTCTTGTTGTGTTGTTTCTAGAAAGTCATAGTACGCTTGTAGGAATGCTACAAACGTAGGGTAATCTGACCTTACGAATTCTGGTAGCTGTGACGCTACCAGAGATGATAACTTTGGCTTTGTTAGCATTATGTGCGACTAGAAGTGAACTGATAATTGTATCCACCACGCAGATCGCCAGATGCTGTTTTATCAGCAATAGCAGTAACTGTTAAGTGGTCTGTTGCGATTTCTGCTACCTGAGTTAGAGCAGAAACGACGTCGTTAGATTGTGGTGTGACAGAAAGTTCAAAGTCTATATCAGCCAACGCAGTGATATTTAAGTTCTTAATATCAATGATACCTTTTGTATAATCAATTGTTCCAATTTGTTCATTGACGATAATCTTGGTAGAGTTAACACCCAAGCGATATAATCTCACGTATCGAACACCATCATCATCTAAGTAATGGATCTGGTCAGATCCAGCGATATAGAAACCAGTAGACTGGAAGGATTCTTCAGGCATGCCTGAGTAATAAATCGGGTTAATCATATTTAACAGATACTGAGCAGACACGTTATAACGTGGTGTCATCTTGCGACGAAGAAGTACTGTTGTAATATTATTGGAAATAGAAGGATCTGTCTCGTCGATAAGTTTACTTAACTTAGAGAAACGGAATACACCATCGAATGTCTGTAGGTCAGCGTCATTATAAGAAAGAACAGTCTGACGAACTAGAGAAGCAATTTCAGAAGCTGTCTTAGTTGTATCTTGTTCGTTGTAGTAGACTGTTACATTAAGCGCGATGTTAATATATTCTGGATCTACAATCTCAGGAATAACAGAAACCACATTACGGTTACTTAGAATAGAAGATGTGATTGCAGCTTTCTGAACAGTAGTCAGTTTAGTGGCATCTTTTGGTTTGATACAGATAAATGTCTTACCGTATACTGGAGGGTTATTATCCTCACCACCCCAAACAGAAACAGATTTTGCTTCTGGAACATTAGCATAAATTAGGGCTTTGTAGTCATCTGGTGTAACGCAACGATTTTGCGCAGCGTAAAATTTTGGAGCGTTGAAGCGAATAGAATCATTAGATTCTTTATCAGCACCTAGAGAAGCCACACCAGTAGTAGTAACGCTAACTTGAGAACCACCAAGAATAGTGGCACCGTTATATGTGAATGAGCGAGCGCCATTAGCAGCTGTTAAACTGGAAACGAAATAGTCCAAATGAACTACGTTACCTGCTTCTAAAGCACGTCCGATGTTTCCATCACCAAATGTAATCTCATATAAACCATCATCAATCTCTTTAACCCAATACGCTTTAGTTGTAGGATTTATATTTACAACAGTATCTGTGTTGTTCCAAGTCTCGTACATAGATGATGTAGAATTTTCTTGGATTTTAACTTTCAAAGAAGATATGTCCACATTAGCGTTAGGGATAATATAACGATTCCCGTCAGCAACATTATACTTAAATGATAGTGGCTTACCTTCTACAATCTCCACATCACGGAATGAGTACAACCCAGAAGCTAACGTAGCAGTCATAGAACCAGTATTGTAGAACGTATACTGAGTACCATCAACAGTAGTTGTGAATGGCTGATATGCTGGCATTGTAATAGCAGCAGGAGAACTTGTGCCAGTTGAAACGTTAACTGTAACTATAGCCTTTGCGCAAGTAGCAGAACGTGGTGTATAACCAAGCATCTTAGAAATAGATACCACGCTATTACGTTTACGCGCAGAGTCCAAGAACATCTCATTAACAGCCATGTTATTATACAGAGCATTATAGTGAGTGTTGTATGCTAGAACGTCCAACAGAACAGACATAGCAGAACCTTCAAAATCATAGTCTTGGAATTCTGACTGCCCCTTTAGGAAGTTCTTTAGATTAGACTTGATATTATCGAAGTCTAACTCTGTTACATTGATTTTCTTATTGTTTGCCATTATCGGGTTCTCTCTAGCGTTAAATCAAGAGTAAGTGGTCGGTTTGTATTTGTTATTTGAAACTCTATCGTTACGCTAACATCGTATTCATCTTCTGAAACTACGACAATAACATCCAATACTTCGACTCTAGGTTCAAAGTTATCGATAGTATCTAGAATTGCTCTACGGAGCATAACTTCGAGCATAGGTGTAACTGGCTCGAATAATAATCTTTTGATCGGGCTACCAATTTCGCTATGGAATGGTCGCTCATAGTTAGCAGTCATAATCAAGTTCTTCAGACTAGTCTTGACAGCATTCTCATCGAATCTGCGTGATACGTCACCCGTTACTGGATGAGCAGTAAAGTTAAAGTCTAAATCTGAGAAAATTCTTGTATTTCTTGCCATATTCTTTATTTAGGTTATCCTACGTTGGTTTTTGCATCTCCGTCACCAACTACATCTCCATCAGCAATTGGATCCCCAGTTCTTGCTGCAGCAAAGCCTTCGAAAAATGTTTTGGTTGATCCGCTGACGATCTCTCTAAGACTGTCTTGATGCACGGTTCGATTGACTGTATGGGACTCAAACTGGTCGCCGACAACCCCAACTGGTCCACCGAAAAGAAACGTTTTGGTGCACTGGAGTTTGTGAGTAAGAGGAGTTGGTGGTCCGCCATCCTGCCCCTTACTGAGGATCCCTTTGTACGCTAAACTTCCCATTATACTTTCTTAGCTTTCGGTGGAATTGTGTCTAGAAGAATGAATCCAGATGGAACACCCTTTGCGTCTCGTTTGTAGACAGAGTCGTTTACCATAGTGAACGCCATCTTACGGTTTCCTTGTGGCTTATATCCTGTATGAATCCAAACAGATTCTGGAGCACGATATTCAAGGATGATCTGATCGTATGTGATTAGTTTTTCCAGTTGCTGTACTAATATGTACGTCTTGTTGTTACGATCTGGTAACATTAGAGCAATGTCAAAACAGTGACCTTTACAGTGGTCGGAGAATGGAGATTCTGTTGGAACAACACCCTTTAGGCGATAACCAGAAGAAATCTTCCACTGTTTGTTGTATCCACCGATACCACCTGGAAGTGCTTCAAGGTATGGCTCAAGAACGTTCTGTGCTGTCATTGCCAAGTTACAAACAATTTCTTGAACGGTATAAATTCTCTCTGCAGAATTTGGACCATCTTTAAGCATTTGATCTACTAACTTGTGTTTACCGTTCACACCACCATCCATACACATACCAAGAGTAAAGTTCTTAGATAGAGTGTAGTCGTTGGTGAAGTTTTTAGTGCCGTAGATAATCTTACAATCAACAGGGATTTGCTTACCAGAACCACCAGATGGTGTTCCTGCTTCTTCAGATGCAGCTGGCGCTGGAGCATTTGGTACACCAGCAATCACGGCAGCGTTAGACGCAGCACGTCCTTCTGGAGTGTCAAAGTCTTCTGGTGTTTCGTTAGCCGCAAGTTCTTCTGTCTTGCGTTCTGGAGGAATTAGATATGGAACAACAGCATTGATTGGATCACCAACAGGTGGTGATGTTAATTCAACTGGAGATACATCTGTTGCGCCAGCTGCACCGTTACCAAATTGTCCTTCAGCATAGTCTGCAGATAGAGTACCGCCTGCAAGAAGATCCATAGAACCAGCAGATTCTACATTAACTGTATCACCTTTAATGCTAGCAGCACCAGTGCCCTGCATAGTTAAATCAGCATCGGCAAGAACAGATACGTCATTGGCTTGGACTTTAAATGTCCCACCTGCTTTGACAAGGACATCTCCTCCAGCTGCGAAATACATATCGTTGGCAACTCCAACGTCTAGATTATTTCCAACACGGATAGTCGCGTTCTGAGCAACTTCGATGTTAGCGTCTGTGCGAGCGAATACGTTTAAGTTGCCATCAACTGTGATGTTACATTCACCACCAACGTGGATACATCCGTTACGTTCCATCAGAGTGAACTTATCACCAACGATGTAGTTAATCACAGAGCCATTTGGATCAATCTCTTGATATGTTCCTGCTCTGTGGTAAGTGTGGATACGTTCTTGACCTGGAGTATCATCAAATTCTTGGATGTGGCCAGATTCTGTTTCGAACACTTTGTTGTACGGATACTGAGCGCCAAAAGATGGAATTGGTTGATCCCAAGAACCCATACCAACTGCCTTTGGTACACCCTTAACGATATTGGCATCTTTCTTTTCGACAATTGTTCCATCGATGATACCACGAGCGAGACGGTTAGTGTCTGGTTCGTTCAAATATTCTTTTAGTGGATACTTGTTGTTTGGATCGCGGAAACCAGTATTGTCTGTTCCACGTTTGATCGAATCAGCAGAAGGTCCAGGTGTTCCATCAAAGTTTGCAGGTGGTGCCGCGACTGGTGCGCCAGCATCTTTATCCACAGCATTACCAGCAACAGCGCCATAGAAATATTCGTAGTATGCAGTTTTCTTGGCAGTGATGTCTGGAGAGTTTACACCAACAGCTTTCTTAGCAGCCAAGAAATAACCTGGATGTGCAGTTGGGCTAGTACCCTTTGGTACACGATCTTTGATGTAAAGAGCAGCAACCATAGCAGACACGTTGATATCAGTATCAAGAGAATCTGGGTTGTTGATAATATCAATATTCAATCCTGCTTCATTAGCAAGTTTCTGATAGCGAGCATAGTTTGCTTTACCAGTTAGTTGAATGAAGCCTCGTCCGAAATACTTACCACCATCGTCGTCAGTAACGTTACCCAAGAAACCTTTACCACGTTTCGTTGGACCGTATGCCCATGAGAAGAACTGAGCGCGAGTGATACCCTTTTTAGAAGCATCTGAGTATTTGGCAACATCTTCGTCAGTAGCAAAAGAATAGATCTGCTTCATACGGGATGCAGAGTAATTATATGATTCTAATTGCGGAATCCAACGTGTTTCACCACCAGCAATACCTAACAACGCACACTTTTGTTCTTTAGTGGTCAAGCCAACTTTATCACAGGCAGCAATAAGTGCTTTGATACCAGCAGATGATTTAGAAGCATCTGGTGATTCTTTTGGCGGTGGAATAGTTGGGATTGATACGTTGGTTGACGTTTGTGCAGGAGCAGTTTGTTGTGTTTCAGCAGAACGAACTGGAGTGCCGTCACTTGTAGTTACTGGCATACCAGTAGCGCTGGTTAATATACCTTCTAATTTACTAGTATTAACCGCGCTCAAGTTTGTTGCTGCTGGTTTGAACGTGATAATGTTTTCAGCGTAACCAGTAACAATCTCATTGATTGTAATTTTATCTGGACCGTCGACAGTTATGATTACACAGTTATCAGATAGACCAAAACCAACAACCTTCATATTGGCAGTTAGACCCTTCGTTAGATCTTTTCTGCCTGTTTCGTTATCGACGAATGTTAACTGTTTGCCTGTAGTTGGACCAGTAACTGTTCGTAGTACGATGTCTTTTAAGTTAGCTGGTTCATCAAATGGTGTCGCACTGTCGTCATCTTCAATAGACTTTGGTACTGTTGGAATACCACCGATAGTACCAAGCATAATCGGTTGTTGCTGAGCATTATCAGCAAACATAATAATAACAGTAGTTCCTTCAACTGGTCCAGTCGGAGTCATACCAATACCATTCATCGCAGCAGATGTTACTGGTTGTACTGGTGTCGACCATGGAAGTTGTTCAGTTGGAAGCTGAGACTTATCGTGTGTATGAAGACCTACGATACGAACTTGGCAACGACCAAGTTGTAGTGGATCTTGTCTGTTTTCAACTACGCCTGTATAAAACATTATTTTGTATTCCCATCAACGCTCATCAATAATGAGTCTTTAATTAGTTCCATATTACATTCGTGCATATCACGAGTAATATAGTGGTTCACTGCAGCAATCAGGTAGTAACCTGAGAACATCTTGTCTGTTACGTCCATATCATCTTTAGAGATAGGCTCCATCTTATTTAATGTGACTTTAACTTTCTGTCCAACAGTATAATCGCAACGACCTGGAACAGTGATTTGAATTTTGTTGGCTTCAGCAGCAAGTAAAAGCGACGCACGTTTCTGAGAATTTCGATAGTTAGTGGCATCAGTGAAACCACTAAAGTTAGAATTCATTCTCGGATAATTGACTATTTTAGAATTGGTTCTGAAGATAGCTTTACTAGAAGCGACATTAAACTTGTTCAAATGTTTCTGTGAATCGAAACCATCGAACATATTAAAATTCTTAACGTTGTACGCCTTCTTAGTTAGATCATATGAAATCAACTTTGAAGAAAATAGACCACTGCGAATTCTTTCCATGTAGTCAAAACCTTTTGGAATGCTTATTGTTCCAATACGTTTATAATCTTCTGATACGTTCTTAGCGTCTCCACCATTCTTCTTTTCATCACGAGTGTATTTGTCCATTGTGAATTCTTGATAGACTTGTGCGTCATATAAAGACTCTAAGCTAGTGAAGTAGAATCCGTCACGATTCTCATAGAATACGAAACTTGGAGAACCATTCTTATTCTCAGCGAGCTGTGTTACATAGTTAATGGCTTCTACTGGCGACCAGAAGTTAGAAATAAACTTAGCGGACTTGGCGGTTGGTTCTGCAATTAACTTCTTTGTAGATTGTAGACCGTTTACTTGGTCTTCTAACAAATTCTTGATAATAACTTCTGGCTTGTCTCCATAAACACGGCTAATCTTTTTATTCAAATCAACAATAGCTTCATTAGAAATAAAGTGAAGTTGGTAAACCATACTTCTATCACCAAGCAATTCTCTATCAGTCATCTTATAAATGTAGAACTTAGCGCTAATGTTACCATTCTGTAAAGATGGAGTACTAATTTCAATCTCAACTTCTTCTTCGCCAGCGAATGGAAATAAGTTGATTAAGTCCAATGACTCTTTTAAGATTAAACTGCCAGTGATAAATGGAGAGAACAAGTCCTCGAAAATTTGAATGTTAATAACCTGCGCAGTAATATCCTGCGCGAGTCCATTTCGTGTTACGATTTTGACTTTGCTGATGTTTACATCACCAGCAAACCTAACTGCTTGTTCTGACGATTGCATTATAATTGATCTTTAAAGTTCTTCAATACTGTAGCAATTAAACTCTTGGAGATCAATTTAATTCTACGTTTAGATTCATTTACTAATTCTTCATACTGTCTGTTTGAAATAGAAGCTGCACCAGAAGTATCAGAGTTTACAATATAACCATTAACGTCTTCGTAGTGGTGTACTGCATCAGAATCTTCTCCATATTTGTCTTCTACAAATTTATCTAAAGAGAGTTGGGATAGAGGAAAGTCTGCTCTGTAATCATAAATGTCGTTGGTCAACATAACGATCCAGTGGTACTGGGCATTACCGTAAACCTTTTCTGCGATAATCTCTGGAGTCTCTCCATCGATAATATCATACTCATCATAAACTGTAATCTGGGAAAGAATATCACGACGGAAACGAATGTTTCGAGTGATGTCAGTCATCAAGAATGCTTTGGTTTCTTTCTTGTTGTTTGATGTAATATCGAAATCATACAACGTGGATGGAAAATCTTTAAAGTACATTTTATAGACCGTCCTTAATCTTATCTTTTGTCAACAGAGCCAACTCGCGGAATGAAAGAGTTAAGTTGATTTGAGTGGGTTGCCCATCATCGAATGTGGTAAACATTCCATTTGGTGTATAGTTTACATTGACCTCAGTCAGTACGCAAGATGTATGGCGGTGTAGGTTTTTATTTTCTTTACCATTCGCGTAATACATAATATCGAATTCTGAAGGATAGATGTAAACGAAGTTATTAGCGTCTTTAAATTCTGGATGCATGTGATACTTGAACTCTTGGATAATGTTCATCACATTTTTAGATTCAGTTGGGTTTCTGGGAAAGAATTGATACTCGAAAGAGAATGTTCTAAAATCAACACCCTTGAACACTTGTTCTTTTTTAGGGTTTGCAGCTAAACCAAGAGCAGCAGAATTTCCTTCTTTATTTGGACCATGAGCCAAAGCTAAATTGGTGATAACAGCTTGCGCAACACCACTAACATTACTATCTTTAGATCCAGACGTAACTGCCTTTAAAACCTCTGTGCCAGCAGCGTTAGCCATAGCTAACATAGAAGTATCATCTTCAGACCACTGAACACCGTAACGAATAGATAGCTGATTTGGAATGTGGAGGGCGATCGCAGTCTTTAGTCTGCGCTGAGATCGTTTAGCGTCTGGAGCCATCGTAGCAGCAACACCAACGCCAACTGTAGCGGCTGCAGCCACTACTGCAGTAGTTCCAGGTATACCAAGCGCAGCGCCAACAGCAGTCGCTCCCAATGTATTAAGAGCAGTGTTTGATCCAACTAAACCAGTTCTAGACATATTCTGCCCAATCAAATCACCACGATCTCTTGGAGAATAGTCTTCTACTGTTTGAACGCTTGTATCTTTGAACAGCTTGGAATCTGTGGCTACGTTGATGTAGAACATAGCGTAGTTGCCACCATAACGACCATCTGCAGCCATCAAATCTGATGGATAAGAGTGGTTCTTAATGTCATACTTACCATCTTCAAATGGCGACGCAGTACCTCTAGCTGTGTAGAGGTTAGCTGGGTTTTCTGTTGTTCTAGCAGCGTTCACATCTGTTTTCACAACGTTGTAAGCGGCTTTTGCGTCTTCGATGAGTGACATATTTTCTCTAAATAAAGGTGATGTTATTTATTCCCTAATTACTTATTTATGTTCCATAAAAGAAAGTTCGTTCCAGTCTTTGCAGAAAAGTACACTGGAGACCCATCAAACATCATTATGAGGTCTTCGTGGGAAACTCAATTTGCAAATTGGTGTGATAAGAACCCTAAAGTAATCAAGTGGAGTTCAGAAGAGACTGTTATCCCGTATCGTTGTCCAACAGACAACAAGATGCACCGTTATTTCGTCGACTTTAAGATCCAAGTTGCTACTACAGGCGATATTCTAAAGACATATCTGGTCGAAGTTAAGCCAGCACAGCAATGCGAACCACCTGTGTATCCAGGTCGAAATACTAAGAAGTATCTCACCGAATCCTATACCTATATCAAAAATCAAGCCAAATGGGCTGCTGCCAAACAGTACTGCCTTGATCGTAAGTGGGAATTCAAGATTATCACTGAGTACGAACTTGGGTTGAAGAAGCCTAAATAAGATTATGGCTAAAAAACCACCAATGCAAGACGTCTTCGAACGTAACCAGTACGATCTACTAACAGCTGTTAAGAGATCTAGAAGTTGGTTCGACAAACAGGTCCAAGAGTTGACCAAGCAGCAGTACACCCCAAAGAAAGTGTTAGCAGGAGACGTAAGTGCTCTGACAACAACGCTGATTCCAGGGAATTTGTACATGTACGCTTACGACCCAAAAACTAAAGAAGACCTTCCATACTATGATAGATTCCCTCTAGTTTTCCCATTCAGAAAAACAGCTGATGGGTTCTATGGTTTGAATATGCACTACTTGCCATATGCCCTTCGTATGCAGCTATTGGATAATCTTCTGGCGTTCAAATCAAACTCTAGATTAGATGAGACCACTAGATTAAAGTATTCATGGGGTATGATTGATGGTGTTTCTAAATTCAAAGCAGCCCAACCTTGTGTCAAACAGTATCTAACTGGACACGTAAGAAGCCAATTCAGAAAAGTCGATTCCAACGACTGGGCTACTGCTATGTTACTACCTGTCGAACAGTTCGTCGGAGCCAGCAAGCAGAAAGTTTGGGAAGAATCCAGAAGAAAAATTAGAAAACTATAATGGCAACTATTAAAGAATTCACAGCAGCTGTAAAGAATAACGGATTAGCTAGATCTAACCGTTACGCAGTCTCATTCGTAGTCCCAATGGTGTTTAACAGCGAAGTGACCAAAAAGGCGTTGATGTTCTGTGATCAGATTCAAATTCCAGGGACTAATTTCTCTACGACACAGAATAGAACATTTGGTGAATTCAGAGAAACACCATACGAGAAATTGTACGAGCACATCAACGTATCATTCTATGTAGATAGAAATATGCAGGTTAAGCAGTTGTTTGATGAGTGGACTAACCACATTTACAATCCAAACACAAGAACCTTCAATTACTACGATAAGTATGTCACTGATATGACAATTGAAGTACAGGACATTGCCAATAAAACAAATTATTGGGTGACTCTTCACGAGTGTTATCCAAAAAGCGTTGGTGCCATCCAACTAGACTATTCTAACAAAGATGTTATGAAATTGTCTGTGACTATGGCATATAAATGGTTCGAGACTAAAACTGACGTTCCAGATATGATACCAGATGGTATTCCAAAGAATGCACTTACAGATAAGTTAATGAACTTTGCTATTGGATCTGCTGGTGCTTACGCAGTGACTAAGTTGCCTGCACTGCAAAAGAAAATTTCAGGCTTCACTTCAAAACTAAAATTCTAAAGGTGATCACTATGGCAGAAGAAACAAAACTAAGCGCGAGCGAACAGAAAAAAGAAGATTGGATGAACTCCAAGTGGCGTCCAATGATGGGTTGGATGTACATGGCTATTTGTACAGCTGACTTTATGTTGTTCCCTATTCTATGGAGTCTGGCTCAGACTATTTTGAAACAACCTATCACGCAATGGCAACCACTAACTCTACAAGGAGCAGGTCTGTTCCACGTGGCTATGGGCGCTGTACTAGGTATCGCAGCAATGGGTCGTACTCAAGAAAAATTAGCAGGAGCAAACAATGGCGGTGCAGCAACGACAGCAACAGGATCACCAAGCATCTCTCCAGCACCTAGCGTACCTGCGCCAAGCGCAATCCCAAAACCAGTTTTGTCAACCCCAACTCCAGTTGCAGCACTCGACCCAAGTGACCCACCAACTAGAAATACCAGAAACGATTAAACAATATGAAACTTGATGATTCTTTGTCAGAAATCTTCGACGTTGTGCCAATGTCTAAGACTGAAGTGATTGCGAAAGACGGTGAAGTAATTCCTGAGTCTAATGATAAAATCGAGAACGACTATGATGTCACTCGAAACAATCTTCGTGAATTATTGTCTACGGGACAAGCTGCGCTAACGCATGCGTTAGAAGTAGCCAAACAATCTGAACACCCACGCGCCTTTGAGGTTGTGGGTAACTTAATGAAACAACTAGCTGATGTGAACCAACAATTGATGGATATCCACCAGCAAAAAGCCAAACTAGACGCGCCAAAGGGTGTTTCTAAGTCAGGCGGTGATAAAGTGACCAACAATGCTATCTTCGTGGGTAGCACTGCTGAATTAAACAAAATGATCAAGAAAATGCAAGGAGACTAATTATGGCTTTACCAGTAATGGCAACACCGACATACAACTTAACGGTGCCATCAAGCGGAGTGAATGTAAAATATAGACCATTCCTAGTGAAAGAAGAGAAGGCTCTTCTTATCGCCCAACAATCAGAAGACCTAAACGTTATGGTCGATACTCTGAAGGGTGTTATTAAGGGATGTGTTATTGATAAAATTGACGTAGAGAAATTGGCTATGTTCGATATCGAGTACATCTTTACTCAGATTCGCGCTAAGTCTGTTGGTGAGATCGTCGAGCTTTTGTTCCCATGCGATGTAGACCATGGCAATGATAACGACAAGGCTAAAGTAAAGATCTCTATCGACATCTCTAAGTTAGAAGTTGAAGTTCCAGAAGGACACACTAACAAAATCGAACTGTTCGAAGACGTTGGTATTGTGATGAAGTATCCTTCTATGAAAGTTCTGGCAAAGCTAGAACAATTAGATACAGAAAACGTTGATGCTATTTTCGACGTTATTGCTGATTGTGTTGACATCATCTATCAGGGTGATGAACTTCACTATGCAGCTGAACAGAGCAAAGAAGAGATTCTCCAGTTCTTGGGTAATCTGACTTCGGAGCAATTTAAGAATTTGCAAACGTTCTTTACCACTATGCCTAAGATTAGAAAAGTGGTTGAGTATGATTGCCCTATTTGTGGCAAACACCACACAGCAGCCCTGGAGGGCATGCAAAGTTTTTTTTAATAAACCTGTGTCATGAGAGTTTAGTAAATTTCTATAAAATGAACTTCGCTCTGATGCAGTACCACAAATATTCTTTGGAAGAGTTGGAAACAATGATTCCGTTTGAGCGTGAAATTTATGTCCATATGTTAATTCAGTATCTAGAAGAAGAAAAACAACGATTAGAATCTAAGAAGAGATAAAGATGCCAAAAAGAACAGGTAACAGCTCAGTCAATTCAAGTATTAGACAAAACACTGTATCCACTAATGAGGGATTCGGTGCGTTACTTGCTGCGCAAGAGGCTTCTCTCGGAGAACTTTCTTCTATTAAGAAGCTGTTAGAGTTATCCAAGGACAGTGAAAAAACTAGACAGATGACTTCTGGTGGTGGAGGGGACTTCCAAGAAAGAATTCTATCCACTCTGGAAGATCAACTGAAGACTACCAAACGCAGAGCCAAACAACAAGAAGACTACGAACGTGAGTGGAGAGTCGAGTCTGCTAACATCGCTGAACTTGCCACTGCCATGAAGACGCAGGGTAATGTGTTACAGCAAATGGGAGCAAGTTTCGGCGCTAAGAAAGACGCGCTAAAAGATAAGCTAAGTCTCAAGACTGGTGGGTTAGGGCGTACTGTGATGGGTGCGCTAAACGTTGGTGGTATCTTCAATAAGGCTATCGCTAAGAGTGAGTTCAAAGAAAAGCAACGTTTAATTGGTGGTGACACTAGTGATGCTAATGCTGAAGGTGCTTATCGTACCGCCAAAGAAATTAAGAAGCATGATCAGGAAATTGATAAATTCAAACGTGCTACTGGTATGTCTGAAGAGCAAATGTCTACTACAAAAGGTGGTGCTGCTCTATTAGCTAAACGCAACGAATTGACTGACAAGTACGGTTCTCATGATGTGTCAACTAATCAGTTCTCTCCAACTCCAGTGATGTCTCTATCTGCTGGTGCTGCTGAAGAAACGCAAATGGAAGCAGCCAAAGTTCAAGAAAAAGAACTTAAACTTTTAGAAGAAATCAGAGACGGTCTTGGTGGTAAGACTGGTGGTGCTGAGAAAGTTAAACCCGAAAAGGCTTCTGGTGGTGGCTTAATGGATATGATCACTGGCTTGCTTGGTGAAGGTTTGATGAAGTCTCTTAAGACTATGTTTAGCCCTAAGAATATTCTAAAGTCTCTGGGTAAAGTATTTGCCATCGGTATGATCGTTGGTGCTTTATTCGAAGGTATTATGGATGGCTTCGATGAGTTTATGGAATCTGGCGATATCGGTAAGGCGCTTATTGCTGGTTTAGCTGGTATTGTAGACTTCTTAACTTTCGGTCTATTTGATAAAGACGCAATCAAAGAAGTTATCGGTGATATGGCTGGTTGGATTAATGAACATGTTGTACAACCATATGTAGATTTTATGGTTGGAATGAAAGATAGTTTCTTAGCACTAATTTCTAATATCGGTATCCCAGAAATCAAATTCAAGATTCCTGTTATCGGTAAAGAAGTGGCTATTGGTCCATTCTATCCATTCAAGAGTGAAGGTGGTTCTAAATCACCAGAAGCACCTGCTCCAACTTCTGCTGCTACAGTTGATCAGAAATCTGCTGATAATGCTGCATCTGCTGTTCCTCAATCTCAAGCTGGCGGTACTACTGTTGTTAATGCACCAACTAATAACAACACTACTCAAAATCAAAATATCCGCGCTCCGATTCGTAACCAAGATTCGTCAGCCACAAGGTATACTGATAGTCGTTTACGACAGGCATAAAAAAGGGAGCGCAAGGCTCCCTTTAATCATTTCGCAGAAGTGATTACTCGTCGTTGGCAATCTTCTGGAAATAAGACATCACATCTTCATCGTCGTCTTGGGTAGAGACAGCAGACTTAGGTTGTGGTGCAGCTTTAGCAGTGAATGCTGGCGCTGGTGCAGAACGTGGTTCATCAGCAATTTCAGCTGCACTCTTAGGTGCAAAAGAATCACCAGACAAAACTTCATTCAGCTTCTTCTTCAACTCGTCGTAAGACTTAAAGTTCTTACGATCAGTGAATTCAGACAGCTTGTGCTGAGCATTGACAATCGCCAACATCTTGTCTTCGTCATCAGTAACAACAGAAGGCTCCATGAACGCAGATTCGTCATAGTTAGCATAACCATCCTTCTTACGCATACGCATCTTGAAGTTGGCACCTTCCCACAAATCAAACACGTTCACTGGCTTCTCGTCCTCGAAAGTTGGACGCGCTTTGTCCATAATCTTGTCGAAGATCTTTTTACCGAACTTGAACAAGAAGACTTTACCTTCATTTTCTGGGTGCTTTGGATCAGACACAACCAAGACGTTAGCAGTGAAACTCAGCTTACGCTTTTGCTTACGTGCAATTTCTTTGTTGGCTTCAGAACCAGAGTTCCATAGCGTAGTATTCAGTTCAC